TTTAGAATGTATGATCCCTGTCGTAAATCATTCTGAACGCAATATAATTATTAAATGGGGCGAACGAATCGCTCAGGGCGAACTGCTAGAAGATGGCCCGAAAGTTTTATTTGAGAAGATCGATAAACCTCCTGTATCTAAGTCTAATCGCACTGGTGGTTTTGGTAGTACTGGGGTGTAATACTCGTGGCCACCGACGTTACGTTGAGTGTCGATCCTGTAGTAATCCCAATGTATGTTACCCAGGAAGTATAACCCAAACATGTAATTGCGGTACTTGCCGCTAAAGGTAAAACGAAAGAAAGGCACTATGCTAAAGATTGTGGGTATTTTGGCAATCTTATTTTTATTGATGGGGACATTAGGTTGCACCCCAAGATTAGATGGTTATGGATGCTACGGTTACTCATATGATCCAGGATTGAAGAGGGGAACAATAGATGGATGGAACTCAGAGTACGTTTCCCCGTATCGACAATGTGTAGACAAGAATCCCCCGTATAAAAATACACATAGGGAAAACACAAAGTGACGTTCACATGAACAAGGAATCTCATGGCTTATGCCGAAAAAGTGGTGGACCACTTTCAGAACCCAAGAAATGTAGGAAGTTTAGATAAGAACGATCCCTCTGTGGGTACGGGACTTGTTGGTGCTCCAGAATGTGGAGATGTGATGAAACTTCAAATCAAGGTGAACGATGAGACAGGAGAAATTGAAGACGCAAAATTCAAAACTTTTGGGTGCGGCAGTGCTATCGCTGCTAGTTCCCTTGCTTCTGATTGGGTTATTGGTAGAACTATTGATCAAGCAGAAGAACTCAGCAACGTACAAATTGTGGAAGAATTGTCTTTACCCCCTGTCAAGATTCATTGTAGTGTTTTGGCAGAAGATGCCATCAAGTCGGCCATTGAAGACTATAAATCCAAAAGATCATCACTCACAGACCAAGAACTAAGAGATATTAGAGGAGGCATGTGAAAACAATTACAAGCATTCTTAAAAATAGAATGCGAGATGAACGTACAGACAAGTATGTTTCTGACGAGATAAAGAAAAGAAAGTTGGCCAGACATGTTGTAAATGCTACCGACGACAAGAAAATGTTGAAAGGTAAACCAGCATTTATTATGCCTCACCATACGGGTAGCACCAAAATCCACGTTTACCTAAGGAAGATGGCAGGTCCCTCAAGGGGAGTTATGGCCTATAATTACGATGTCAAATTTTAATGATACAATACATAAACACTGGAGAGACTGGTTAGCAGTCGTCTATATTACTATTTGCCTGTGGGATTTTATTATTGGAGCAGCATGGTGGAACCTCTCTATTCAAAGTATGTTTTTAGATTGTGTTGCTCGTGATGTAGGGCAAGCCATTTGCTTTCAAAATGCTCCTCCACCATGGGATCCATACACTCTAAGAAATGGTGGAATGTTTCACATTGCTATGGGTGCTATTCTTGGAGCATCTGCTTGGAAACGTGCAGAAGAAAAATAACTTAAAATATGCTTAAATGTTATTATGCTTTGGGTGGAATGAATTACAAAAACGGAGTCATTTCCGTTTGCCCCAGACAGTCAGACCAATTAGTATTTGCTAGTGAAACTATTTTACCATCTAAAATATTCAATCATAAAAATTTTAAAGAAGTAAGAAGAAAACTTCATAATGGTGAATGGCCGTCAGGTTGTGATTCCTGTGAAGATATGGAACAAGATAATTTGACCTCTATGAGGAAAGATTATACACTTGTAAATGGGCGATATTGTAAAAGTCATGGGACGGATGACGATGGTAATTTGGTTTGCGAGAGTTCTAATATTCCTCCATTATTGGAATGTTATAACGAAAACACTCATGAAACGGATTTTAAAGGATTAAGGCATTTAGAATTAAGATTTAGTTCAACATGTAATTTTGCCTGTCTGCATTGTTCAAAGGTTTATTCATCAGGATGGACAAAAAAATTAAAGAACTATGTACCTGATGAGGAAGATAGGTTAAATAATTTACAACAGTTGTTAGGGACTGAGCATAGACACGGAGCCACGGATAAAAATGAGATTTCGTTATCAACTGAAGAAGCATTAAAAATAGTAGAGGACTTAAATGAGCATTTTCCTAATGTAGAATATGTGGATTTTTCTGGTGGTGAGTTATTGTATCAAAGGCAGTTTTTTCCAACTCTTGAAAAATTGGCAGAACATCCTAATGCAAAAAATATGAACATCAGTTTTCATTCAAATTTTAATGCTCCAAAATTAGATGTGACAAGATTGACTGACCTTCTGTATCCATTTAGATCATCATCTATAGTAGTTTCTATTGATGCAGGTAGAAAGATATATCCTTATTTTAGGCATGGTGGTGATTGGGAACAACTACAAAAAAATATTGAAGATTTTAAAAATCATGCTAATGAAGATATGCATATTATCGCATCAATAACAACATCTATTTATCAGATGTTAGACCTTTATGATATTTTTGATTCAATATTTGATTTAGAAATATGCTTTGATGCATCTATAGTACAGACCCCGAAATATATTAATCCTTCATTGATAATGCACGATTTTTCAGAGGAAGTTGAGCAAGATATAAAGAAGACATACGAACTTATTGATAAAAAAGAAAAGAGAGACAGGAAGATTTGGGACAGATATAATAGACGATCAAGATACTGGCTCAATTATATTATAGAATATGTTAAAAATACAAAATTGTCTTATTCTCACTTCAATAGATTTCTGGTATATAGAAAAAAGTCTGATGCTATATGGAAGCAAAATTTTAATGATTATTTTGACAACTATCAAATAGAACAAAACGAATTAGTCAGGGTATCATGACAGAAAAACAACTTGACATTTCTACCAAATCAGGTATAATTGTTTATAAGGAATAAAAAATGCCTGAACAGAACCCTAAATACTTATTGAAATGCGATGCTGGCACCTATGCCACAGACAGCATTTTACATCTCGTGTGGGAAATCTTTACCCACCGACTCGGACATTTCCTCAAAGGTGAGGGATTCCGAGATTAACCGAGTCGCCTTACGGGACTCAAATTATTAACACTGCCTATAAGGAGTGAATATGGTATCTTACCGCAACCAGTGGTCACACGACTTTCCTAAAGAATTTAATTCTGCACTCAACAATGCTGTTGGGTTCGACAATATGATCCAGAGACTTTTTGAGGTTTCTGATACGATTGCCACAGGGAAAGGTGGAACACCACCAAACTACCCACCTTACAACCTCATCAAAGAGGGTGATGAATATATAATTGAAATGGCTCTTGCTGGGTTCCATGAGGATCAGTTGGAAGTCAAATTTGAAGAAAATGTCCTTACAGTTGGGACAACTAAAGGATGGGAACAAGATCTCGATGAGGAAAAATATCTTCATCGTGGTATTGCGGCACGTACATTTACCCGCAAGTTTACCCTATCAAACGATGTAGTCGTGAAGGGAGCAGATTTCAAAAATGGTTTGCTTATTATTACTATGGAACGCATCGTGCCTGATGAGAAGAAGGCAAGAACAATTCCGATAGGGAGCAAAGATTCTAAACAACTTTTACAAGAATCTAAGTAATCATGTGGGGGAGGGAGACCTCCCCTCTAAAAAGGAAATCATGCGCATCAGTCCAAATTTTACATTAAACGAATTAACGAAATCAAGTACAGCAATGAGACTTGATATTGATAATACTCCATCGATGGAACATCTTGTAGCCATGACGGCACTTGTACACAAGATAGCCCAACCTATTCGCGAAGAGTTTGGTGTGGTCACAGTTAATTCATGTTACAGAAGTCCTGATTTAAATGCTGCCGTAAAAGGTTCTAAGAGATCTCAACATTGCAAAGGACAGGCAATCGACCTTGAGGTCATGAGAGTTCCTAATGACGAACTGGCAACATGGATTTTTAACAACTTAGAATTCGACCAACTCATACTTGAATATTTTGACCCAAAAGCAGGGGATCCCAATATGGGATGGGTACATTGTTCATATAACCACGAGGGAGCACAACGTAAAAATGCGATGCTCATTAATAAGAACTCGAAAGGTTATAAGCCATGGCAACCGAAATAATAATTAAGATATTGACTAAAATTGACTTGACACTTTGTAAATATCGTGGTATAATTAATAAGTGGATAGATAAGTTGAAAGAGGAACAACGCATAATTGAAGATTAATGGATTTTTATACATCAGTATCAAAAGATAGAAATGACATTGTCGTACGTGGATATAAAAACGGCAAACGCATTAAAGAAAGAATCAGGGATTATCAACCTACCTTATTTGTCCCTGATTCTACAGGCAAATCCCAATGGCGCACTCACGATGGAAAATGCGTCGCTCCAATCAAAGTCGGTAACACTCGAGAACTAAACGTCTGGAAAGAAAAATACAAGGACGTCGAAAACTTTCCTATCTATGGCTACGAGAGATATGCTCAGCAATGGATAACTGAGAATTTCCCACCAGAGATTGAATTTGACTTCCAATTATTTCGTACAGGATTTATGGATATTGAGGTGTCTTCGGAAGAAGGTTTCCCAGATCCAGAAGGTGCGAACTATCCTGTAACTGCCATTACCCTTTGGGTACAAGGTAAGTACTACATTTGGGCATCCCAACCATGGGAAAATAAAAAGAACCTGAACGCAGAGTTCTTTTTGATCGAAGATGAGAAAGTGATGCTCGATGATTTTATACATCGCTGGGCACAACTTGACATTGATATTATCACAGGATGGAACGTTCGTTTCTTTGACTTACCTTACCTCTATAATCGTATTGAAAAACTATGTGGTGGTGGGGTAAATGGTAACTGGTCACCTTGGGGCAGAGCAAGTGTTCGAGATGCTTTCGGTTCGATGGGCAAACCTCAAAAGTACATAGACATACTTGGCATTGCCACACTTGATTATATTGAGTTATACAAGAAGTTTACCTACCAGAACCAGGAGTCCTATAGACTTGATCACATTGCTAACGTGGAACTGGGTACGGGTAAACTGTCCTTTGAGGAATATGGTAGTTTACATACCTTATGGAAATCCGATTTCCAAAAGTACCTTGACTACAACATACAAGACGTAGACTTAGTTATTCAGTTAGAGGAAAAGATGAAACTGATTGAGACTGCCGTGACTCTGACCATGTCAATGAAATCTATTCCAGATGCCTGTTTCACTCAGGTACAAATGTGGGATAATAAGATCTATGATGTGCTTTGGAGACAAAACATTGTTGTTCCTCCACGTAAAGATTCCGAAAATAGAAACTCAGTTGAGGGTGCTTTTGTCAAGGACGTACATCCAGGAATGTATAATTGGATTATGTCATTTGACTTGAATAGTCTGTATCCTCATTTGATTATGCAATATAATATCTCTCCTGAGACATTCCTAGGAGTAGATGGAACTCCTGGCGTACAAGCATTTCTAGATAAGAAAGTCAATCGACCTGAGGGATGTACGATGACTCCAAATGGAGCAAAGTTTCGCACAGATGAACAGGGATTCCTACCTAAACTAATGCAACAGTTCTACAATGATCGTAAAGTATTTAAGAAAAAGATGCTACAACATGAGCAAGAATTGGTTCATGAGATTGATCCTGCTAAAAAGTTTGAACTGCAGAAAAAGATATCGAGTCTGAATAATCTTCAGATGGCACGTAAGATTTCTCTTAACTCTGCTTATGGTGCCCTCGGCAACATCCATTTCCGTTGGTACAACCGCAACCTGGCTGAAGCAGTTACGTTGTCAGGACAGTTGTCTATTAAGACTGCTGAGCAAGCAGTAAACAAATGGATGAATTCTATATTTAAAAATGAAAAAGACTATGTTATTGCTGCGGATACGGATTCGCTTTATATTAATATGGAAGATATGGTCGAGGATAGATTTAAAGATGTCCCATTCGATCCGATGGAAACTGCTATTGTTGAATTTCTGGATAAAGTGGGTAGTGGGCCACTTCAAACTGTTATTGATGAAGCGTATAAAGATCTCGCCATATACGTAAATGCTTTTGAACAAAAGATGGAGATGTCACGAGAGGGTATTTCCTCCAAAGGTATTTGGACTGCTAAAAAGCATTACATCCTCAACGTATGGAATAATGAAGGTGTCCAGTATGAAAAACCCAAACTCAAAATGATGGGTATTGAGGCAGTTAAATCCTCTACGCCATCTGCTTGTCGTGCCAGTCTTAAGAAATCTTTTGATGTTATCATGAACAAGAGCGAAGATAATTTACAGACATTTGTAAGCAAGTTTAAGGAAGAGTTTGATGCGTTGCCTATTGAAGATGTATGTTTTCCAAGATCTGTAAAGGGACTTTCCAAATACGGTGATCGTCAGGACATTTACAAAACAGGCACTCCTATTCATGTACGAGGTTCTTTGCTTTACAATAAACTTCTCAATGATCATAAAGTCGAGCAGAAGTATGCAAGGATCCAAGAGGGAGAAAAGATTAAGTTTGTCTATCTCAAAATGCCAAATCCAATTCGTGAGAATGTCATAGCTATGGTCGATGGTTTGCCTCCTGAGTTTGGACTCGATAAATACATTGACAGAGATTTGATGTTTGACAAAACCTATAAACTACCTCTAGATGACATTGTTGAAAAAATTGGTTGGTCTCTTGAAAAGAGGAATACCATCGAAGACTTCTTCGGATAAAAACTTGACAGGTATCCATATTCGTGGTATACTTATTACTGTACAAAATCCCAAAGATCCGAACATGGTATATAAGCACACGTGTCGTACTTGGGAAGACATGTATGCATTTTTTAATCTCTCGTCATATAACTGGCGAGTTATAGAAATAAGGAAATTATAATGGATTATTTTGATGATCTCGTAAAGGAGACAAAAAATGAGTATGCTGGAAAGGTTGCCGAAGGTGTTGCTGCTGGCGACGTTACCGATTTTATTGATAGTGGCAGTTATGTACTTAATGCTCTGGTATCTGGCTCAGTATTCGGAGGATTTCCCTCTAATAAAATCACTGCTATCGCAGGTGAGCAAGCAACAGGAAAGACTTTCTTTGTGCTGGGTATGGTACGATCCTTTCTTGATAGCAATCCAGATGGTGGGGTTTTATACTTTGAGAGTGAATCTGCATTAAGTAAAGAAATGGTAGAAAGTCGAGGCATCGACTCTAAACGTATGTACATCATGCCCGTGACTACGATACAGGAGTTCCGATCACAGGCATTAAAAGTCATTGAGACTCACTTAAAAACTCCTGAGAAAAGTCGTCCTCCTTTGGTTATGTGCCTCGATAGTTTGGGAAATCTCTCAACTGAAAAAGAGGTGAATGATATGCAGGAGGGTAAAGATACTCGGGACATGACTCGTGCCCAACTGATACGAGGTGCGTTTCGTGTCCTGACTCTTAAAGCAGGGCAAGCAAATATCCCTATCTTTATCACCAACCATACTTTTGACGTTATTGGTTCTTACTTTCCAATGAAAGATATGGGTGGAGGAGCAGGTCTAAAATATGCGGCATCCAACATTATTTTTCTGAGTAAGAAAAAGATTAAGGATGGCACAGAAGTAATCGGAAACATCGTCAAGGCGAAGAACTACAAGTCTCGTCTGACTAAAGAAAATAAGCAGGTGGAAGTTGCTGTTAGATACGACTCTGGACTGGATCGCCACTATGGTCTTCTTGATCTCGCCATTCGTTATGGTATATTTAA